GCGATGAATGCTCTGTATAACGATCGTTGTAACGTGTCTCATAGCTTATCAATAAATCGCAAGATGTAAATAGTGAAATATCACTTCAAAAACCCGTTTTTCGACCACTTATCACGGATTCAGGCTACAATTTAAAAGAACTACGAGAGGCAACTGAAGAAGCAAAGGAAGATGGCGTCATTGGTTCTGATTACACCGTGATTCGAGAAGTGGAGCTTACTGATTCAGAGTTTAAGAAGTTCACAAGTGATTTTCTTGAGAATCAGCCCTGGATCAAGAAGTCAGATGGCGGGACCAACGAAAAAGGTGAGCTTCGATGCATTAGGGTTATTAACAAAGACACCGGTGAAAAGATCCTCACAAATCCTGAAGGCTATGACTACCCACGCTACACAGCGATTGAAGATTAAAATGAAAAACTGCTCTATTACTACAGAAATGACTTGCTATTATTCTCGTTTAGAGTGATATATGTAGTACCAAAACAAAACCACACTAAATGGAGGATGAGAACATGAAAGAAATCAAGGCATTTGAAGAAGCCAAAGCAACCGGCGCAAATTTTAAGGAGTCTGGAATCAACAGCACCATGTACTGGGCCTATGAAAGAAGCAAGGAAGTGAGAAACGACACCATCGACTTTTCCGAGGTCATTTGGGATTACGACATTGAACCTATTGTTAAAGCCTGCAGAGCCTACGGAATCGACCACATCACCATTTCAAGCACCTTCTCAGGGCTGATCACAACCTTAGCCGAATTTGAAAAGCATGGCTGCAAGATAGATGGCCTTACAAAGGTTAAGACAAGCTACACCGACTGGCAGACCGGCGAAAAGCAAATTCTACCCGCTATCTTGGTTAGGATTTAAGTAGGGCTTAGACCATGTGGAGAGAAGGCAAAATTGAAATTGAAAACAGAACCATTCACTACTGGATCAAAAGCTTTGACATAGGCTCCCCTTACGGCATTGATGAGGGTAGAATATCAAAACTGATGCTAAAGCGAGATGGCCAGATCATCGCAAACTTTGATAGAGGCTGGGACATTGAACCCATCGACGCCAATGCGCAAGTTGCACTTGAAATATTGATGAAGGAATACAATTAACAAAAAGATAAAATGGATATAGGAACAGGGCTGTATGGCTCTTTTCCTCGTTACAGAAGACCTTATGGTCTATTTTTTATGTCTTTTTTAAAGGAGGTGTCCGCATATCCGAAAACTAAAGAAGTATAAACCAACCTCTTACATGGCGAAAGATTCCCATTACAGCAAGGAGATGGCGGACTATGCAGTAGGTTTTATTGAATGCCTCTCCCATACCAAAGGAACTTGGGCAGGAAAGCCCTTTGAACTTATAGATTGGCAAGAGCAAATCATCAGGGATTTATTTGGAACCATAAAACCAAATGGCTATCGCCAGTTTAATACAGCTTATGTAGAGATACCAAAGAAGATGGGGAAAAGTGAGCTGGCGGCGGCTGTTGCCCTGCTCCTAACCTGTGGAGACAATGAAGAACGTGCTGAGGTTTATGGCTGTGCTGCGGATCGTAACCAAGCCTCCATCGTTTTTAATGTGGCAGCGGACATGGTGCGAATGTGTCCTGCCTTGTCCAAACGGGTTAAGATTCTGGACTCACAGAAAAGACTGATCTACCAACCCACCGGAAGTATTTATCAAGTGCTTTCTGCCGATGTTGGAAACAAACACGGCTTTAACACCCATGGCGTTGTATTTGATGAACTCCATACTCAACCTAACCGAAAACTCTATGATGTTATGACAAAAGGTAGTGGTGATGCCAGGATGCAGCCTTTGTACTTCCTTATCACCACGGCCGGAGATAATCAAAATAGCATCTGCTGGGAGGTTCATCAGAAAGCTCTAGACATCATGGCTGGAAGAAAGAACGACCCTACCTTTTACCCTGTCATTTATGGAGCGGCTCTTGAAGATGACTGGTCCGATCCAAAGGTATGGAAGAAAGCAAATCCATCCCTCGGCATCACCGTCAGCATGGATAAAGTAAAAATGGCCTACGAGTCTGCGAGACAAAACCCCGCTGAAGAAAATAGCTTTAGGCAGCTTCGACTCAATCAATGGGTTAAGCAGGCTATTCGCTGGATGCCTATGGATAAATGGGATGCCTGTGCTTTCCCGGTTAATCCAGAAGCCCTCAAAGGTCGCGTTTGCTATGGTGGACTGGACCTTTCCTCTTCCACTGACATAACAGCCTTCGTACTTGTCTTCCCACCACTGGATGAAGATGACAAGTATGTGGTACTTCCGTACTTCTGGATACCAGAAGACAGCATTGACCTTAGGGTTAGACGGGATCACGTGAATTATGATGTATGGGAAAAACAAGGCTTCCTTTTAACTACGGAAGGCAACGTTGTTCACTACGGATTTATTGAGGCTTTCATCGAGGAGCTTGGAATGAAGTATAACATCCGTGAGATTGCTTTTGATCGCTGGGGAGCAGTTCAGATGACGCAGAATTTAGAGAATTTAGGCTTCACAGTTATACCTTTTGGTCAGGGCTTCAAAGATATGTCTCCGCCAACCAAGGAGCTGATGAAACTCACACTAGAGCAGAAAATCGCTCATGGTGGCCATCCTGTTCTTCGATGGATGATGGACAATATCTTCATTAGAACGGATCCTGCCGGTAACATCAAAGCAGACAAAGAAAAATCCACTGAAAAGATTGACGGTGCTGTGGCCACGATTATGGCTCTTGACCGAGCGATCCGCTGTGGTGGAGAAACCGGTAATTCTGTTTATGACGATCGAGGACTTCTAATCTTCTAGATTGAAATTATATTAAAGAAGCACTTGACAAATTTCCGCACGAGGAATACAATAAGCATACATTCCAATAAAGGAACACAAATAGAATACAAAGTGAGGTAATTTGTTTATGGAAAGATATGCTTCAATTCGTCCTACATGGGAACATATTTCTTTGTTTGAAGTTATTAGTATTAATGAAGCTGCACAAGATAAGGATCGGCCAGCTGTTACTGAACGAGCAATGCGATATATTGAGAGCCTTGACAACTACAAAAACGTGTTAAAAAGTGCGGCAAGACAAAAAATCGGAAAGATTGAAGGTTTGGAAATTCCCGCTTCTCTAAAAGTAAAGGTTGATTCACAGCTGTTTGATGCCATTATTGATAAATTTAGGGAGACATTCAACATTGAAAGAGTTAAAACCCCCTTCTTAATGCGCGTAACTCTGATGGCATACTGGCAATATATAAATTCTGATACTGAATTTATTCAAGAGATAATAGAACCTGAGGATAATATTAGCCTAGCAAGTTCAGTGAGAAATGAAGACAACAGTGAGGCGATAAATCACATAAAACAAATGATAGAATTTGGTATTGATTTTCTTGTATTCAAAAAAGAGTTTGACTTCTGTACTGATGACAATAAAGAACAGCTCTACCTGACTTCTAAAAAATATCTAGAAGACTTTGATCCCCATCTGAACAAAAAAATTAGGGATCAAATAAATCTTAAAATCTCACACTACTCTGACTACTTTAATATTGAAAAATATTATCCTAAGCCACGTGCCAACTTTGGTCAGTGTAATATTGTAGTAGCAACAAAAGTCTTCGCAGGACTTCTGATAACTTTATCTGAGATAGACGGATTTGGCTTGGGAGAAATAATTGAATCATTGGAATTATTGATGGTGGATCATAATGGCAAAACTAATTGAAATAAATTATGCTATTTGTTTAGAAGCCAATATCGAGTTCATTCTTTCAGAAGAGGAGAGTCACTCCAATCATATTGGTCAAAAAGGGATACTCTTCACTTATGTATCCCAGCGAAAGTATCCAGGAATGCCCTTTCTGGTTTTTAAATCAGAAAGGGAAACTATCCACACTTCACCTGGAGAGCTCACTGTAAATGGTGGGATTATTAGAATAACCACGCAGCAAAATAATTATTTTGCATTTAAAATTTTGTAGTACAGTTTTTTTGCATCTATCATTGGTAGGTGCTTTTTTCATGCCCATTTTAAAGGAGAGTGATGTCCGTGGGGATACTACAAGGAATATTTAAAGCTAGAGACAAGCCTAGAGATGCTCTTGGTGGCAGCCGCTACAGTTTCTTTTTTGGAAGCACCAGCGCTGGAAAACCGGTCAATGAACAAACCGCTATGCAAATGACTGCAGTGTATAGCTGCGTGAGGATCTTATCTGAGACACTGGCTGGTCTACCGCTTCATGTTTACAAATATAATGATTCAGGCGGCAAGGAGAAAAACCTAAAACACCCGCTATATAAACTGCTCCATGATGAACCAAACCCTGAGATGACTTCTTTTGCGTTTAGAGAGACGCTGATGAGTCATCTTTTATTATGGGGAAATGCCTATGCTCAGATTATTCGAAATGCACGAGGTGAAGTGATTTCCCTGTACCCATTAATGCCAAACAAAATGACGGTCGATCGCGATTCAAGTGGTCGGCTTTTCTATTTGTACCAGCGTGGTAGTGAAGATGCTCCTACTCTTGGTAGAGACAATCAGGTCTATCTTTCACCATCAGATGTTCTTCATATCCCAGGACTTGGCTTTGACGGACTGGTAGGCTATTCTCCTATTGCCATGGCGAAAAATGCTGTAGGTCTTGCCATTGCTACTGAAGAATACGGAGCTAAGTTTTTTGCTAATGGAGCTGCCCCAGGTGGCGTCTTAGAACACCCCGGTACCATCAAGGACCCTGCAAGGATCAAAGAATCCTGGAACGCTGCCTATCAAGGAAGTGGCAATGCCCACCGGGTAGCTGTCCTAGAGGAAGGCATGAAGTACCAGCCTATAGGGATATCACCGGAACAAGCTCAGTTCCTTGAAACCAGAAAGTTTCAGATCAATGAGATTGCTCGTATCTTCAGAGTCCCTCCTCATATGCTTGCTGATCTAGAGAAGTCGTCCTTTAGTAACATCGAACAGCAATCACTGGAATTTGTAAAATACACCCTCGACCCTTGGGTGGTCCGCTGGGAACAGTCCATGTGTAGAGCGCTTCTCATGGAAAGTGAGAAACCGAATGTATTTATCAAGTTTAATGTGGATGGCCTTTTGCGTGGAGACTATGTAAGTCGTATGAGCGGCTATGCCACTGCAAGACAGAACGGTTGGATGAGCGCCAATGATATCAGAGAGCTAGAAAATCTGGATAGGATTCCAGAAACACTAGGTGGCGACCTCTACCTCATCAACGGTGCCATGACAAAATTACAGGACGCAGGCGCGTTCGCAAATATCAAAGAAACGGAGGAACCTAAATGAAGAAGTTTTGGAACTGGGCACGTGATGAAAACACTGGTGTCCGAACACTTTACCTAGACGGCATAATTGCCGAAGATTCATGGTTTGACGATGATGTCACCCCTAAGGCATTTAAAGCAGAGCTTACTGCCGGTGAGGGTGACATTGTTATTTGGCTCAATTCTCCAGGAGGTGATTGCATTGCTGCTAGTCAGATTTACGCCATGCTGATGGATTACAAAGGCACTGTGACCGTAAAGATTGACGGCATAGCCGCCTCAGCCGCCTCAGTCATCGCTATGGCGGGGACAACGGTGCTTATGGCACCAACAGCCCTTATGATGGTCCATAACCCCCTTACGGTGGCCATTGGCGACAGTGAAGAAATGAAAAAAGCCATCGCCATGCTTTCTGAAGTTAAAGAGAGCATCATCAATGCCTATGAAATCAAGACAGGCCAATCAAGGACAAAGCTCTCCCATCTTATGGATGCTGAGACCTGGCTTAATGCAAAGAAGGCCATTGAACTTGGCTTTGCTGATGGCATCTTGGAGGATGAAAAGAAAAGAAATCAGACTGAGGATTTCACCTATGCCTTTAGCCGGAGAGCTGTTACCAACTCCCTGCTTGACAAGGTAAAACCCAAACTAGCTAAAGAGAATACTGGCACCCCAATTGAGTCGCTAGAAAAGCGGCTTTCTTTGATTCAACACTAAATTTTAGGAGGAAAACACTATGAATAAAATTCTTGAACTGCGTGAAAAAAGAGCAAAGTCCTGGGAAGCTGCTAAAGCATTCCTGGATACCAAAAGAGGTACAGATGGTATTGTATCCGCTGAAGACACTGCAACCTATGAAAAAATGGAAGCGGATGTGGTTGCCCTTGGTAAGGAAATTGACCGCCTTGAAAAGCAGGAAGCACTGGACCGCGAACTTTCAAAGCCACTTAACACACCACTTACCGGAAAACCTATCTTCCAGGGGATGGAATCCAAAGGAGGCAGAGCTTCTGCTGAATACCAGAAAGCCTTCTGGAATGCCATGAGAACCCGTTCTGGTGAAGGGCTTGATCCTGTGATTAAGAACGCACTGCAGATTGGCACTGACACTGAAGGTGGCTATCTTGTACCGGATGAATTCGAGCGTACCCTTATTGAAGCCTTGGATGAAGAGAATATCTTCAGAAAGCTGGCCAATGTAATTTCTACTTCTTCTGGTGATCGTAAAATCCCTGTTGTAGCTTCCAAAGGTACTGCCTCTTGGATTGATGAAGAAGGTGCAATTCCTGAAAGCGATGATAGCTTTGGACAGGTTTCTATTGGTGCTTACAAGCTGGGTACTATGATCAAGGTATCGGAAGAGCTTCTAAATGACAGCGTGTTTAATCTTGAAAACTACATCGCTAGGGAGTTTGCAAGACGTATCGGTAACAAAGAAGAAGATGCCTTCTTTACTGGAGATGGTTCTGGTAAACCTACAGGTATTCTTGCTGCCACTGGTGGAGCCCAAATTGGTGTAACTGCTGCAAGTGCTACAGCTATTACCATTGATGAGATTTTGGATCTCTTTTACTCTCTTAAATCGCCTTACAGAAATAAGTCCGTATTCGTTATGAATGATGCCACCATTAAGGCTATTAGAAAGCTAAAAGATGGTCAGGGTCAGTATATCTGGCAACCATCACTTCAGGCTGGAACACCAGATACCATTTTGAATAGACCTGTTTACACTTCATCTTATGTTCCTACCATCGCTGCATCTGCAAAGTCTATCATCTTCGGTGATTTTGGTTACTACTGGGTGGC